GAATTCAGTGGTGGGGGCTGACAGTGGTTCAGCTTCCATATATCTGGGAGATACATCAGTAGCAACGAGGGGGAGACTTTATTACCACAACACTGACGAGTACCTAGCGATCTACACCGACAACAACGAACGTATGCGGATCACCTCCGGTGGACAGGCTTACGGTGGAGTAACTACTACCACCACATCCTCAAGTGGGGGAGCGGCGAGCTACGCAGTGGACTTTAATGGTGCTAATTTGCAAAAGGTTATCGGGGATGCCGACCTGACGGACTTAACATTCACAAGTAGCAACCGAGCCGCTGGGCGCACAGTGACGTTGTTGGTAGACGTTACAACTAATTCCCCGCTTATGAACTCCGTAGCTGCTCCCAGTTGGATTTACTTCGGGGAGGACTTAAACTCTTACGTTCCATCATCGGGATATTTTATAGTCAAACTAACATCATGGGGAACTACGGATGCGGCAGTAACCGCAGACGTTATCAACTCTGTATCATAATCTTATGGCAAATACATATAACTGGTCACGGCTTGAACCGTTGGTCAAAGACGAGGACAACCTAGATAATGTGGTTGTAAAACTGGTTTGCGGCATGACTGCCTCGGACGGGAACGGGAACAGTGCATACATTGACACTATGCACACGTTAGCCGCGCCTGATCCTTCTGGGTTCATTCCGTTCGCAGACCTTACACAGGAATGGGCGATTGAAATTGCGGATGCAGTTGCAGAGTCAGACGGGTTCAGGGACACGCTTGATCGGCAGATTGAAGCTGCAAAGCTGCGCCCTTCTCCGAAACCATTTAGCTGGCAGGAAGCGAAGGTAGCCGATTTCCCGCCGGACAATCCGGTGAAGGTAAAGTAAGGAAACTTTTATTAAACAGGATGGAATGGGTGGATGCAAATGACTGATATAAGCGAATGGCTAAAAATGTTCGGGGTTAACGGCGGCGTTCTCGCTGCCGTGTCCCTGACTGACATTGAGCTTATCCTGAAGATACTGCTCCTGATACTCACCTGTATCTGGAGTTGCCTTAAAATCATTAAACTTACTAAAGAATGAAGGAAAAATTGAAGTCACGGAAACTGTGGATGGCTATTGGCGGTTTGTTAACTGTTATGGCCACTGAATGGTTTAACCTGTCACCGGAGTTGTCAGAGCAAGTAATCGGGGCAGTCATAATAATTGTCCCGGCTTACATTGGGGGGCAGGGGATTGTAGATGCGATGAAGGAGTATGCAGCCAAGAAATGATCTTGGAGGCGTTGAAGGGTTTAGCGGCTCTACCCAAGCTGGTGGAAGCCGTGGAAAGAATTGGAGACAAGCTGGATGACAAGGCGGCACTGGAAAGGTTGGGCGACAAGCGCAATCGTAATCGTGCTGCTATTGACGGGGTGCTTGAGTCCTCGTCTGGACAGCGGGGCGAGACTGATAGATCACCCGCAGTTTCGGGCGGCGACACTGGCGGCTCCTGAATGGGTTTCCGAGGCTTTGGATACCATAGCCGAATTGGAAGCAGAGATTGAGAGGGGTAACTGATGACATTAACTGAACTTGCAGATCAAATTACGACGAAGATGAGTGACACTGACAGTGCGTCAGTCACGACTTGCAAGCAGTTCATCAACAATCGTTACCGGATGATGTTTCAAGCCTCTCTCTGGACTAACTCTATGGGTGTGGTTTCCACTGCTGTTGCGGCAGAGGACGAAACCATTACTTTATCCGATGACCCATCCATCTTTTATTACCCAACTTCCTCCACGACAGCCTCGTCTGCTCCTAAACTGGACTTTATCGTTGCTGTGCGATTCACTGAAACGGGGAAGTCAGATGGTTTGGAGTGTGTTGGGGGGAGTTGGGTTCAATTCTTCCAGTTAGACCCGAATATGTGGAACAACACCAGCGACCGCAGGGACACTCCACAGAATTTCGTGCCATTGCCGCCTGACGCAAGCGGAAATTGCCGTATCAAGCCCATTGCCACTCCTAAAGCCGCTGGAACACTCTATGCCCTTGGCAAATTGAAGTTCGTGGAGATGGGTGACTCGGATAGTCCGGTCATCAACGGTGCGGCGAACGCACTTTTGGCTTATGCCACGGGCGATATGCTGGAACGCTCCATGCAATATCAAAAAGCCCAGACTAAATTTGCGGAAGCAGCTAATCTGCTTCAAATATGCCGTGATCTGGACAACGTACAACAGGACAAGACAAGTTTCATTGTCCCGACTGTGGTGGATCACTGGTCAAGAGATGATTTTGTAGCCTAATGCCTGTTTTATCAAATGAAGTATTGGATGACCCGATTATTCTGGACGGGAACAACAGCTTTGTGGGTGGTCAAACCAGTGCTTCCCGCGCAAACCTGATTCCAGAGAATGCCTATGCTGAAGGCAAGAACATTGACCTTGATGAGTTCGGCAATGCGGTGACTCGGCGGGGAACAAGCCTTTCTCAAGGGTACAGAATTTGGGAAGACGTAAATGTAAACTGGGAAGCGGAGACAGGCACATGGGGAGGGCTTACTGCTCCATTAACTTCCATTGCCTATTTTGACACGGGCAGCATTGAGTATTTTATCTTGGCTGATGGCGAGGATAACCTGAAAGTCTTGACTCCTCCCGGTGTGTTCACGTTCCTGACAGGAGCAGACTATCCCGCTGGAGCCACAGTGAGGTTTGCCCAGCTTAATGACCGGATGTATTACACTGACGGGACTAATGCTCTGCGCTATGTGGACGGAAGTGCTGCTCCGCCAACCGAGGGAGATGTTAACGCGGGGCAAATAAGCAGCATAGCTATTTCAGAAGGTGGAGCGGGTTATGTTGCCGTTCCAACTGTCACAATTGCCGCCCCTTCATCGGGTGACACGGCAACAGGAACGGCAGTTCTCGGTTATGATGGTTCAGTGGTGAGCGTGACCATCACAGACGAGGGAACTGGCTACACCAAGGACAGTCCACCCGCTGTGACCTTCACAGCCGCCCCCACTGGCGGGACAGACGCGACAGGAACAGCTAACGTTACTCAAACTCCGAGCAAACCTAAATTTATTGTCACCCACACGAACAGATTATTCGCCACCAGCGCGTCTGACAACGTCCCCTCGGACACCTTGTATTGCAGCGCAATCTTGGATGGAGATTCTTGGGATTTGGCGGGTGACAACCTTCGGGTGGGTAATGATCGTGACCCCATCACTGCCCTGATGCCCGGACAGAACTTTGACCTGTATGTTTTCAAGGAAAGAAGCATTTACAAGGTCAACGCTGACCCAACCCTCCCTGTATCGCAGTGGAGCATCAAGTTAATCAATAACCGGATGGGTTGCGTGGCCGATGCCACTGTTCAACAGGTGGGTGCGGATGTTTACTTCCTTTCACGGGATGGAGTTCGCTCTTTGCAGACAATTCAAGCTGGCACGGAGACGGATGTTAGCCTTCCCATCAGCCGCAACATAAACGACCTCATAGGGCGCATCAATCAGGCTGCTGTCAGCACTTGCACGGCAATCCACTGGAGAAACAGGTACATATTGTCTGTCCCATTAGATAATGCCATATATCCCGACCATGTATTGACCTTTAACCTCTTGGCAGGAGCTTGGTGCGGTTACTGGACGGGATGGGACGCGAGAGACTTTGTAATAAGCGCATTTGACGGGGAACTGAAGCTGAATATCGCCACGCAGAACGGTGAGCTTTATACTTGGGACGATATTAACCCCGAAGACTCCACCACCATTGCAGATTACAAGGATGGCGGTTCAACCTACGAATCTTTCATCAAGACCCGCGCATACACCTTTGGCGAGACTTGGGGAGACAAGATCGGGTACTCAACCCAGTTCAATCTGGACAACACCCATGCGGATGCAGTTACGGGTGACATTAAATATTACACAGACCTTTCCTCCTCCGCCAGCACGCTTGATGGGAGCCTATCGCTTCCCGGTTCAACGAACCTGATTCGGAAAGGCTTTAATATGTTGAGCAAGGGAAGATTTAATCAGTTACAGTTTAGAGTGAAGGCAGATGGCGGAAGGCTTGCGCTGCATTCAGTCCAGTCCAGTGCCTTTGGACAACCAATAGACCCTGAACGATGAACAACGTGGATGCCATGTCAATTTGGATTGCGGAACTGTTCAGGCGGCGTCTGGATCATTGCAAGGATTGGCCGCAGCAAAGATTGTTGGATTGGGTGAAGTGGTTTGTTATCAAGGGTAGATACTTGGTTTCAGTTCGTAACGGTGAGCTGGTAGGCGCGGCAGTGTTACGCTATGTTGACAGTGAAGCGGATTGCCGAAAGGACTACTGCGATACAGGCGGAAAGATTTGTTATGTGGACGCTACCGTGGCGACTCGACCGGATGTGATGAAGGAAATGTATACGGAAATGTGGAACAAGATCGGGAAGGATTGCAATTTAATCGCTTGGGTACGACCCAAGCATGACAGCAAGATTGTGTGCGTACCTATGGAGCGTGCGCGGCGACATTTAATTAAGGAATAGATCATGGGAAAACCGAGCGTACCAACCCCACCGACACCGCCCAGTCAGCAGGAGATTGCAGAGGCAACTGCCGAAACCGCAGAACATATGGCAAGACTCCAGCGTGCCATGGAGTTTGGCGAGGAGATGTTGCTTCACGAGGTTGCGGATGACGGAACCACCACGCGCTACGAGAAGACCAAGACAGAAATTCCGACAGGATATGAGCCTGTTTATTCAGATGAAGAGATACAAGTAAGAGGCCCAGCATCAATTGTTGTTGACAGAGCAGACCGTAGATACCGTGACGGAACAGGGAGAACAGTTGATTTTGATGACTCCGGTAATTTAACGCAAGGGGTTAAGATAGGTAATAAGGAATTCCCGTCAGGCACGCACTGGAGTGAACTTGATCCAGCAATAAGAGAACAAACAGGTCATAAATATGATTCGGTTTTTAGTGGCTCGCGATCCATGACCCAGAGCGTTAGGACTCTAGCGGGATATGAGTCTCCAACTGGCCCTCCACTAAAAGCCAACACTTACTCAAAGGTTGTCAGGAAACCCGATGGAACGACCACCCGCACCACGGTGGATCGTGATGAAGCTGTTGATGTTGATTTCACAGGCGTAGGTGACTTGGATCGCGCACTCAAGCGTTGGGAATTTGAGAAGGAAACCTCCACTGAAGTTGCAGATTTCATGCTGCAAATGGAGAAGGAGTATGGCGCACAGTACGTTGACCGTGCGAGAGAGTTAATGATTCGCTCTGACCCCACAGGGCATGATGCGCGTGAGATGCTGGGCAAGTTGGCGCAGGAATACAAACCCGGAGAGCTTCCAGAGTTACCTGAACTTGAGAGGATGGCTGGCCCAGAGTTGCTGGAAACAGTTGGGCTTGCCCCGACTCTGCCTGAAGTTGGACTGGGCGATGTGCCGGAATACGAACGGGCAGGAGCATTCGGAGATTTAGGAAGACTAGGCGCAGAGCCTACGCTAGAGGAGTTGTCGCGGGGAGAGGCTCCGGGGTTGGAGCGAGCGGGAGAGATGGACGCTCTACGCAGGGCGGAAGCTGCACCTGAATTTGGTCAGGTAGGGGCAGGGCCGGAATTTGAGAGAGCTGCCGAGATGGAGGCACTGGAGAGGGCGGAAGCTGCACCAACACTTGAGAGGTTGGCAGCAGAGGACATACCCGAAATCCCCATTGACCCTGAATCCCTAGCAGGACGGCAGTTTGCCGAGAGACAATTCTTGGATAGAGCGCAGTCAGGCAGGACAGCGCAACTCATGGGCGAGAGAGCGAGGAGACTTGCAAGGGGCAGAGCTGCCGGACTTGGAAACATCTTTGGTGGTGGAGCTGTGATTGAAGAAGCGGCACAGGTACAGGAAGCCGAAGATGCCGCTCAACGTGCAGCAATGGGCGACCTCATGGGATTCCTGCAATCAGGTCAGACGGCTGGTGACTATCAGGCGCGAGTGGCACAGCAGAATTTACAGAACAGGTTGTTGGGAATCCAACAGCGTACTGGTGCTGAAACGGGCGAGTTCGGCATGGGAATGCAAAGGCTCGGAGCAGACCGTGAAGCTGACTTGCAGGAGAGAGCCGATCAACTTGGCGCACTGGGTCAGCGTACATCAGCCGAGCAAGCGGAATACCAGAACCTTCTTTCACAGTTGGAGCAGCAGAACACTGCAATGGAGAGAGGCTTCCAGTTGGATATTCAGGCGGCAGGATTTGACAATGAGGCAGCTTTACGAGAACGCACAGATCAACTCTCCGCAATAGCCCAGCGTACCGGAGCCGAGCAGCAGGAGTTCGCGAACCTCGGCCAGATTGTTTCGCAGATGAACCAAGCGAGGACAGGCCAATTTGGCATGGGCGGTCAACGGCTTGAAGCCAACACCATGCAGCGTATGCGAGAGCGGCAGGATGAGCTGGGCGCATTAGCTCAACGCAATCAAGCGGAGGAAGCCGAGTATCAGGGCTTGCTTTCCGCTCTTGGTCAACAGGCAGGAACCAGACAGGCACAATACGGGTTGGATATGCAGGGTGTACAGCAGCGTAACGTGGCTGCACAGCAGGATTTGGCAGCGCAACAACAGGCAATGGCACAGCGCAACCAAGCTGCACAGCAATCCTTTACGAGCGCGATGCAGAAAGCTGGTACGCAGGAGCAGATGAAGCAGCAGCAGATGGCTAACCTTCAGAGCTTCTCTGGATTAGCTCCGGTTGCCAGTCAATTTGGAATGTTGCCGGGAGCGCAACAGGCAGCGCAAGCCAACTTTATGCCGCTGCAATATCAGCCCACCAATGCGATGGGACTGTTGCAGGGACAGCAGAATCTCGCGCAACAACAGTTTGGCACACAGGCAGGGATGTGGGGTCAACAAGCACAGATAGCTGGGCAACCCAGTGGGTTTGGTCAGCTTTTAGGAACTGTAGCTGGCGGTTGGGCTGGTACTGCTGCTGGTGCTGGTAAGATTAACAAACTCTTTGGAGGATAATGATTTATGGCTGATTTTTGGGGAGGAGTAGCAAAGGGATTCGCGCCAGCTTACGAGAGCGCGAGGGAGAGGCGTATTCGTGCCGAGGAGCGTGCGGAAGACCGGAAGTATGCCGATGAATTACGCGATAAGCAGTGGAAACGGCAAGTTGAAGAGCGCATGAAGTTGTGGCGCAGGGAGGATGCTCAACTGCGAATCCAACGCGAACAAGCCCTGCAAGACCGCGCTGATGCTCTTGCTGCTGGTAACGCAGCAAAGGCACAGGAAGCCGAAGCGATAATTCAATCCTTGGATAGAGAAATCAGAGAGAAGGTTCAACCCCAACCCCCTCCCTTACTTGGTGGGCCAGCAATGGGGAAACCTGGCGCACTGTCCATTGCCAATCAAGAATGGCCGGAGCAAGACGGCTACCCACATCCATTTGAGGGTAGCCCAGATATGATGGAAAGCATCAGGCAAGCTCTTTCAGAGGAGAAAGGTGAAATATCTCTTGCCTCCAAAATTGCTGCTGCCAAAAAAGGAGAAAGGTTGCAGCAAGCCGCTGATGTGGTGAGTGCGCAAAAAGGTAAACTCGCCGCTGTCCACGAGCATGAAATAGAGAAGGCACTTCCTGAAGTTGAAAGGATAGCCAATAATTTGATGGGGGAAGAGCAATTTAAAGCATACAAAGAAGGCTCTCCAAACTGGAAAAAGGAGTTGGGATCACAAGTGCCGATGTGGAGAAAGTTAGCCCTAGATGTTTCAAGCTTTGAAGCGCACAGGGATGAGCTAAAAGAATACGCACCCAAAGAGGCGGAAGATTTTCCACTTGAGAGGGATGCTCTAGGAAGAATAAACATTGTGGCTCCTGACGGGCGGCTAGTGTCGCGACCTGAAGATGTGACGGCACAGTTGCCAAAACTTGTTGCGCGAGTTGAGGCGCACAGGGCGGCTGCTAATGACAAGCTCGGAGAAGGCAAAGTCTTCAGAGAGCGAGCTTTAGTAGTGAGGGCGAACCTTGCACTGCCGCTGGATGCCCCTGATGAGGCTGTTCGGGCAGCTCTAGCTGCCGCATCCACATCCACATCAAAACTACCTTACAAGTTTGTTTACAAACGGCACCCACTTACATTTGCGGTAACAGATGTCGCTATTGAGCCTCTGGCTGGGGCAGATATGACAAAGGAGAATATGGAGAGGGCGAGGAGGCAAAGAGCCAATATTCTGGGAACGTTAACCGACCCAGATTTTGAGCCTGATATGGCCCCAGTCGCGCCCCCACTGCCTGAAAAAGACAAGGCAATTCCGGCCCCAGTCCTGCCCCCACTGCCGGGAGCAGGCAAGGCTATGCCAAAGGTCGGGGAAGGGCCGGTTCCAAAAGCCATAACCGTGAACATTGAGACAACGGTTTTTGATGATAACCCAACCAAGAATGCGGAAATTAAAAAGATTCTTTTGGCAAACCCTGAAGGTGTCCCATTTGAGGCGAACGGAATGACATGGATAAGGACGGGCAATGTCCTTGAAGAGCAACCCAAGTAAATGGCCGAAACCCAAAATACACCACCCACTTGGAGCGACTTACTCCCCACGAAAGAAAAGGATGATAAGAAGCCAAGTTGGGCTGATCTCCTAAAGGAACCACCGCCCACCTTTCAGCAACCACTAATCTCTGGCGGCAAGTTAACTGCCGAAGAGATTGAGAGACTACTGGATAAAACCCCCGGTCAATTAAAGGCGCAAGGATTAATGACGGGAGATGTCAAGGAACCCACGGTTCCCTTGGAGGACTATCCTTCAGTGCAGAAAAGAACAATGCGCTCCCAATTGAGGTATAGAGGAGGCATAGCCCCCATACCAAAGTCAGAAACAGGTGAGGTGGTTTATGGGCAAGCGAAGCCAGACTTGCCAGCGTTTAGGAAAGCATTGCGGTATGAGGGAGCGGGGGCTGAACCGAAGAGAATAGCGGAGTGGCAAGAGGATGTTGTTAAAAAGCCATTTCGGGAAATGCGAGAAAGTGCTGCTGAAATGGGGCCGATTGCTGGGATGATCTATGGGGCAACGCAGGGGGCTAAAGTTGGGCGTCCATTAGTAGGCGGCGTATTAGGCGGCATCGGTGGTGCGATGTTCTCAAAGCCTCTCCTTACAGGGAAGCCAGCCACCGTCCCAGAAATGGGAGAGGCGGGAGTGTGGGGTCTTTTGCCACAGGGGCGCATTCTCAAGCCATCCCTCTCGCGAATCAAGAATGTTTTAAGGGGAGCAGGAGAGGTTGGGTCTGTCGGGGCTGCGGCAGCACAAACCAGAGAGATATTGGAAACCGGGAAGCCCCTTTCAGCCACCGAAACAATTAGGCACGCTACCTTCCCCGCAGTCCTCGGAGGTGGAATTGGGGCCATGGGCAAAGCCAAGAAGCTACCACAGTTCCTCTCGCAGAAAGAGCAAAACCTAGCCGACACCTATGCGGTATTTGAAGCCATCGGAGAAAAGCCCCCGCCCTCCATCATTAAGCGCATAAAGGATTCGGGCGATGACCTACGCACTATTCTGCTTGCCAGAGCGCGGCCAGTTGAGGTGGGTGAACGGGCGATTTATGATTATTACAAGAAAGAGTTGCCGAAGCTGGATATGGCAGCGCAACTAGAGCAACTTGCTGGTTCCCCTGGTAGAGCGGAAGCTGCGGTGCATCCATTCAGGCAGGAGGTAATGAAGCCCATTCACCGATTGGCTGGGCCATTAAGGCAATTCTTCCCAAGTCTCCAGAAGGAGATGAGGGATGACTTTAGTACCTATATGCTACTGAAACGCACAGTGGATCGCCTTCAGTCAGCGGAAAGAACTGCTGCGGAGATAAAGGAAACCTCAACCCTCCTTAAAAAACTAAAGAGACTGCGGTCTACAAAGAAAAGGAAAGTCGAGATTGGGGAGCTTGAGAATAAGATTGCAGGATTAAGGCAACGATCAGGCAAGGAGGTAGGCAAATTCACAATCAAGGAGGCTCAAACTCAACTGAAAACTTTAGAGGAAAAGCTGGGGTCAGTTCGCTTCTCCCAACTGAAAGAGATTGGAGAGAAATATCAACAACACGCTGACACGGCATTGAGGCGTCAAGTGGAGTCAGGGCGCATTTCACAGGAGAGTTATGACATCATCAAAGCTGATAACGATTTTTACGCGCCGTTCAGGCTCTTGGAATACGCTGACAAGCCATGGCAGTTAAAGCGCATCAAGGGAATCAAGGGCGACGAACTCCCCAAGATGAAAGATATGGTATCGGCCTTGGACGAAGTTATTTGGACAACCTCACAAATGGCAGACAGGAATGAGTTCCTGCTGAAGTTCAAGAAACTGGCTGACGTAGATAAGGACGGGGTGTTCATACAGAAAATCAAGGAGTCAACAAAGGTTCCCAAGGGGTTTGATAAGATAATGGTATTGGACAGGGGCAAGCCTCTCTATTATCAAGTGGAATCAAAGATAGCCGATCCCATTAAATTCTTCCAAGGAGGGAAGGCGGATGAAATGTTAACCGGGTGGTTGGGCAAGTTATCAGGTTTTACCAAGGGGTTTTATACTTTGTATAATGCAAAGTTCCAAATAGCCAACCTTCTTTCGGCTGACGCGCCCACTGCCGCTCTCATGTCTGATTTCGGGATTTATATGGGAGGCCCAAAGGCAGCGACAAAGCTCCAGAAAGCCAACAAGATTCTTGACCCTATTGTTTTCGGCATTGAATTTGCGAAAAGTTTAGCGTCTGGAGGGAAAGCAAAGTTTGGCGTGTACGATGAGCATTTTATGAATGCGCTCAAGAGCGGAACGATGCGTAATACGCTCCAGGCCATGCTCACCCCAGAGGCTATTACTAGCTACAAGCCTCTTGGGAAAGGCACGTTCAACATCATAAAAAATGCAGGGGAACTTGCCAACACTGTTGAGGAGGCATTTGCGATTCAAGGCGTCATGCGTGCCATGCGGAAAAGGGGCATGAAGGATGTGGAAGCGTGGAGAAAGCAATACCCTCAAGACGTTACCGAGATACGGAGGCTCCACGGATCCCCAGATTTCAATAGGTTGGGGAGTGGTTTGCCAAACTTTTCAATGCAACGTGCCAACCTTCTTTACTTCTTCCTGAATGCACGGATACAAGGTCAGGTTAGGGATTTGGAAAGGCTCGGCAATGTCACCAACACCAAAAAATGGCTTTATGCCATGGGAAGAATGGGGTCAACCGTGGGAATGGCTACGGCATTTAACCATCTTCATAACAAGGAAAAACACGCTGATGAGTTGGCTAAAATCCCCGATTACTGGAAGAAAAATAACTGGATAGTCTTTGGGAATAAATACATCACAAACCCGCATGATCCAGAAGGCGGGAAGATACTGGAGCATACAGCCGTCCAAAAGCGCGAATCAGCAAAGTTGTTTTCCAATACTGTTGAGTTTGTAATTGACCGGATGAAGGATGATGACCCGGAATCATACGCGGATTTCCTTAAAAATATGGCTGAAGTGATTTCGCCCATAAACATTGAGGGCGACACCCCTAAAGAAAGTTTTGAGAGTGCATTGGCTGGGTTCAATCCGTGGCTACGCGCACCGGCAGAAGTTTATTTCAATAAAAAACTTTGGCAACATCGGCCAATCTTGCCGCGAGGAGCGGTGGAGAGATTTCCAGAATTACAAGTTACTCCCCGCACCAGACCTGTCTTTGAGGGGTTGGCCCATGAGATTTCCATGAAAACGGGGGGCAAATACTCTGACGCATTAGGTGTTCCCATTGGAGGCAAAGCCCCTAGTTGGATGCGCTCACCAGCAAAGCTGGAACATTTATCAGATGCGTTGACAGGAG